GACCGCGACCAGGCAGTTCGCCGGCGACGTGCTGACCAGTCCGACCAAGGCGTTCAAACAGGCCGCAACCGCCCGCATGCTGCGGAAAATGCTCGATATGTCGACGCCGGAATGACCCCTGCCCTTGCTATCAGTGACCCGGTGATCGTTGCTTAGGCGGCGTCTGACGGGTCCGGATCTGTCCAGGGCGCCCATTCCCGGTCAATAGGCCACCAAGTATCGACATCGTCCAGGTCGTCGATCAAAACGCAGGGCAGCCGGGCGATGGCGCATCGCTGGATGAACGACTTCTGACCAGGTCGAACCCGGGCCTTGGCGTGGCTCTTGATTTCGACGAACGTCCAGGTCCCCCGGTAGCCGACCACGATGTCGCAGGGGGCGTCGATGACCACCACGATGGCGCCCCGGTCCTGCAGCTCGTTGATGATGTCCGCTTCGTTGGCGTCCCGATGGCTGGACCACTTGCGCTTGAAGTAGGTCATCGCCAGTCACGCTCCGCCATGGCCTTGGCCTGGTCGGTGAGTTCGTCGAGTCGGTCCTTCAAGACGGCCCGGACGGTTCCGGAGAGGGCCCGGAGCCGCTTTTCGGCGGCGACGATGGACGGGGATACCCGCAGATCATATTCGCCCGCATCCTGGACCGCGTGGGCCAGCGTCGGGTAATACTTGAACGGTTGCCAGGCCGTGGTGCGCTTAGTTACCGGACCCGGGTGGCGTTTCTCCAGTTGCCACTGCTGATCGGTCCCGCGCAACCGGTGCGACTTGCTGATTTTGATGATCATCCAGCAGGTCCGGGATTGTCATCGTCGGAGCCTCGGGCAGATAAATCCCTTTCGCGCAACTGGCGTTCGCCTCGCTTGAAGTCGTCGTCGAGGTCGTCCCCGCCCGGCACTCCATCGTCACCAGGATGCACCCCTGGAAAAACACCAGGCAGAACAGCACCAAGGCCGGGGCCGATGCGGATCTGATGTTGTTCATTGCGCGACCAATAATAGTTCAGCATGCGCATGGCGTCACGCGACTCGAACACCTTCACGCCGATGCGCGACAACCCAACAGCAATGCAACCCTGGACGTCGGTCGAATCGTTGCCGGCATGGAATAAAATCCCGGTGCGGCCTTCGACTGGCGAGATCACAAAACAGTTCGGATGCCGCTCGGACTCGAACGCCTGGATCATGTAGGTGCCATCAGGAATACAACTTAAAAAGCAACGGTTGTCCTTCCAGGCCGACTCGACCGTCCAGCACGTCAGTTGGTCGGCGGACTCGACATCGGCCGGCCAGCGCAGCAAGCCGAGCGTTTCGTCGGGCGTGTACGCGTATCGGATCAATTCTATTTGCAAGGTGGTTTCCCCTTCACTTTGTTGAACAACATGGCGACCGACAATCGGTCCTTTTTCACGACGGGCACTTCGTGCAAGGTGCCTGGAGGCAAGTACAACATGGTGCCGGCCGTGGGCGTGACGATGATCGGCCCGGCGTCAACCGGGTAGTACATGACCAGGTGGTGCGCGTGGCGGTGCGCTTTGATGCAGTCGCCGGCGTTCATGGCAACTGTCATAAATTTATAAACCTCGGCGCCGACCGGACAGGCGGCGATCATGCGTTCCCGGAAATGATCCTCGGGATCACCGGGCTTGATTAGTTTGTTCACTGCGTTACTCATAAAAAGGACGGGGCCGGCGTCATGGTTCAGATGATTGTGCCGACCCCGCCAAACTGCTACATCGACCAGAAGCCGACCAACATGCCGAGACAGAATCCCGATAAAAGGCCAACGCACAACGGGAACAACCAGTCCCCGCGTTTGTCTGCCAATGGTATCGGGATCACCTTGCCTTGCAGTCGATCGTCTATTGCGATCATACGGAGCAAGACTTGCTCTCGACGCGAACCGGGCACCACTTTCCAAACGATGCCAGCGTGTTCGATCTTACGGTTAGGTGATGACATTTTCGTCCCCTTCGTCCGGCCACTGACAAGGGTCAACGGGTTGCGGACATTGGTGCAGAACGTACAGGTTGCCCGAGATCACGACCAGGAAGGTTTCGTCCGTTTCAGGACGCCACAGGATGCGGTACACCTTTTCGTCGCAATCGGGACACGCTGTCTTTTCGATGCAAGGGTCGAGCAATGAGATCCGTCCGACTTGAACGCCACCATGTTCGAGCTGCGCGTCGAGATACGGCAGTCGTTGACCTATAGGCCGGCGGCGATGTCTGTCCATGATACCCATTTACCCTTGCGCCTTACCCGAAAGGGATTTCGTCATCCGGGTCAGCGAGTCGCAAGCCGCCCGTTACCTTGTTCTGATACTTGACCTTGGGGTCGAAGTACACCGCGACTTTTTTACCGTCGCAATCGGTGTCGGTTGCCATGTTCAGGAAACCAGTCAGAAACTCCATGTTGGTGACGTTCATCACCAGGGGGGCGCACTCTTCGTCCGGCGACCAGTGCAGAATTGCACGCATGCGCTCGGGTTGATCGTCGAGTGATACATCTTGCTCGGTCAACTTGTCGATGACCAGCACGCGCCAGTCCTTGTTGCCGAGGTCGATGCGACGCATAAAGCTGCCGCCACCACTATGCTTTTTGATGATGGACATCAGAGTGCGAACTCGTTTTGTGATGCCCCTTTCGCCGGCACGATATACATTCGCTGTTGCGACTGTTCATCGAGTCCGAGGCGTGAACGGAACGCAACACCGTTCAGCTTCGACCATTGAAAGTAAAAGTTCTGCACTCGTTGACCGACAACCTTGGTCGCGGTGCCTGGTTTGACCAGGTGCAACAGTTGGTTGATGCCGATCGAATCGCCGGGAACCATGGTTGGATATTTAACAACCAGGGCGGCGCGTAGTTTCGACGCGGCACGGACTTGGATCAGTCTGCGGTCCTTGTCGATTTTGATGTCGAAGGGTTCTGTCATGACAGAGGTTCCTCTTCAATGATCCACTTTCGCAAGTGTGAATCGAACTTGTGGACGTGCGTATGCACGACACTTCCAACCACCACGTATAGCGGCGGAATCTTGTTCCCCTTGTAGGCGGAACGAAGTCGGAATCCTGGTTGCTTGCACTTGCCGCAACGGGCGTTGACACGAATCGGATCGTCGTCGGCGATGTCGCCGGGGTCCTGCAATAAATGCGCAGGCAGTGCGGGAGTGACACGCGACGAACCGCGCACATACATATCGACGGAATAACATTTGCCGCCGTATGTGTGCGAACACTTTGGATGCCCGAGTGCGCAACGCTCGGTGAGTTTCGATCGCTTCATGATGTAGCCCGTCGGGTCGAAGAGGGGAGTTTAGCAGGAAAGAAACCCGGGGAGAAGAGGGAAAAACCCCAGTGGATTCAACGAGCTACCGAGGACTTCCACCGGGGAAACTTGTTAGTTTTTTCCAGCAACGTGCGTCGCTTTGGCGAGGCCGGTTTGCGAGCCGGCAGTCGCGCGCGTAGTTTAGCGGAACTGACCCGCACCCGCGCCGGAAACTTCAGGAACTGCTACAGTTCCAAAGCAACGGACGGGGGGGGACGTTGACAAGGTACCGGTTCCGGCAGTAGCCTTCGCGGGCAGGGCGGCGAAACGGGTCGGCGCAACAATGGCAACGCGACTTAACAAGCGACAAACCCAAAGCGCACGCGATCTGATCCAGGTCGAAAAGATTTGCAAGTCATTGCAAGCGCACGTCGATGGCGAATACATGATGCGCCCGACTCAAATCAACGCAGCACGTATATTGCTGGACAAATCAATGCCTTCACTGACCGCGACTGCGGTTTCTGACGATCGCGACGAAGCGATGCCGGTCCTGAACATTGTCCGCCGCAGTTGACTACGTCCCCTCGCCGACCATCGCCGCGTTCATGGACTCGGACGCATTTGTTCGGGGCATCCGGGGGCCCGTTGGTAGCGGCAAGACAATCGGCGCTTGCCTGGAAACGTATCGCCGTATCTGCGAACAACCAGACTCGCGCGTCGCCATCGTCCGCAACACGTACCGGTCGATCGTCGACACGACGCTGAACTCATGGATGGAATACCTGCGGCCTTATGGGTCGTTCAAACATTCGACCATGACCTGGACGCACGCCAACGGGGCCGAGGTATTGTTCCGGGCCTTGGACACGGCCGACGATGTCGGTAAGTTGCTGTCGCTCGAACTGACGTTCGCGTATGTCTCCGAGGCGAAGGAAGTCCCCCGACCTATAATCGACATGCTGGCCGCCCGTGTTGGCCGCTATCCTGCGATGCGTGCCGGCGGTGCGAAGTGGTCGGGCATCATCCTGGAGTCGAACCCGAGCGATACATTCCACTGGTGGTATCGCATGTTCGAGGAAACCAGGCCCGAGGGTTGGGAACAGTTCGTTCAACCAGGTGGCCGCGACCCCGACGCCGAGAATATCCCGAACCTGCCGGCGGACTATTACGATCGCATCAGCGCCGGCAAGGATGACGCATGGGTCGACGTATTCGTCAACGGGAACTATGGGTTCGTGGTCGATGGTCGGCCGGTGTATCCGCAGTTCAAGGACCGAGTTCATGTTCGACCCTGCACGCACGACCCCGACCTGGACACGATCGTGGGCCTCGACTTCGGACTTACTCCGGCCGCCGTATTCCTGCAACGGGACCAGCATGGACAGTTCCGGGCCATCGAAGAGATCGTCACCGAAGAGTTTAGCGCGATCGAGTTCGCTGACGTACTCGGCGAGCATCTACGAACTACATATCGGCACGACCTGGTCGAGGTATGGGGCGACCCGAGCGGAGATCAGCGATCGCAGATCGACAAGCGCACCGCGTTCCAGATATTGAAGGCCGCCGGCATCGACGCGCGCCCGGCCGTCACCGGCGGCAAGAACCCGAACGACGTTTCACTGCGCGTCGAGTCCGTGGTCCGGAACCTGCTGCGCATGACCGTGACCGGCGAACCTGGACTGATCATTGACCCGTCGTGCCGATACTTGCGCCGAGCGATGACAGGCGGGTATAAGTTCCGACTGATGCAGATCAGCGGCGAAGAGAGATTCACCGAGCATCCGGAAAAGAACATCTATTCGCACGTCGCCGAGGCATTGCAATACGCCATGGTCGGCGCCGGGCAGGCAAGGGCAGTCGTCGGGCGCGACAAGCGTTACCGTGAACCGCTCAATTATGACCGCATGGACAGGGGGTTGATCTGATGCCGCAATCGAAGGGGAACAAACCGCCGTACACCGCCGACGAACTGGCCGGGATCATATCGAACGAGATCGACCTCGCTGGTGACTTCGCTTCGTCCTTCCTGGAGGACAACCGGCGCAAGGCGTGGGAATACTACTTGGGCAGGCGCGAGTCGGACCAGGATTTCAGCTCGACGACGGACCGCGAAGGGTATCAGCGCGAAGGACATTCCAACGCCGTGTCCGAGGACGTGGCGGACATGGTCGAGGCCATGATGTCGACCCTGATGCCGATATTCGGATCTGACGTGCCTGCCGAGTTCGAGCCGATGGGGCCGGATGACGAAGAGAACGCGAGCGCCGAGTCCGACGCCGTCGCCAACGTCCTGATGGAAGGCAACCGCGGTTGGTTGGTGTTGGCGGAAGCGATCAAGTCGGCGTTGTTGCTCCGGAATGGAATCATCCGAGTGGACATCGACCGCCAGATCCGGGTCGAGCGCAAGCGGTTCAAGGAGATCACCGACGAAGAGATCGTCCAGGTCATGCAGTCATTCCAGGACACCGGCCTGGACGTGCAGATGACCAGCCGCAAGGGCGCGGCGGCGTCGTTCAAGGTGACCGAGGTCAAGCGTCGACCCCGAGTCGAGGCGGTCCAGCCGGCACACTTCCTGATCGACCCGAATCATGACTCGATATTCATCGACGACGTGGGGTTCTGTGCCGAGCGCACGTTCCCGACCAGGTCGGACTTGGTCGAGGCCGGGTTCGATCGCACCAAGGTCAACAAGCTGCCGGCGCTGACCACGGACACCGATGTCGACTCGACAGCGAGCAAGATCGAGGGCCAGTCGCCGCGCCTGGAGGCGCCTGTCGCCGACCAGGACGTTATCGAGACATTCGTGGTGCACATGCGCATCGACCTGGATGGCGACGGGATCTCGGAGCTGACCCGGTTCGTCTGGTCAAACAAGATCATCCTCGGGCAGTCACCGGCCGACTTTATCCCGTACGCGACGGGCACGGCCTGGTTGGTGCCCTTCCGCTTTTCGGGCCTGTCGGTGTATGACAAGTTGCGGTTGATAACCGACATCAAGTCGCGGACGTTGCAACAGTACCTCGACAACTTGACCACCAACAACACCGCGCGCACGGCGGCAAACGAAAACACGGTCAACCTGGACGATCTGCTCGCCGGCAGGCCCAACGCAGTTATTCGCAACGACGGGCCACCTGGTGATGACCTGATGGCGTTCCCGACCAACGACACCGGCCAGTCGTCGCAGGCCCTGTTGCAGTACCTGGACACCATCAGGGACCAGCGCACCGGCGCCGCACTGACCCTGCAGCAACCGCAGGAACAGTTGGCGAAGTCTGGCATCACCATCCAGTCGATCGACCGGCAAATGGCGCCTGCTGAACAGATGGCGTCCCTGG